TTGTATGGTGGTGATGTAACTGTGCAGTCTATACTATTATCCTCTAACTCCTTTGACAACTGAATACAGTCACCAAGTCTCAAATCAATCATAGACATAATTTACCTACCTATATTATAGCACATAATCAAGCTATTTTCAAGAAAGGTCCATGGATGTCAGCTTCTGAAATATTTTGTTTTGCTGCCAGATAGTAAAGATAAACTATTATCTCCTCTAATTTTCCATTTGCTTTTTGCATAGCTCTTATAAATCTTAACTGCTTTAATTTAAGTCTAAACTCAGCATGAAAATTACCTGCAACTAAATTATTATACTTCTTTGCAGCACTGGTGGGGTCTCTTAAATAATCATTATCTATTTCAGCTACTTTTTCTATCCAACTTAAACCTGCTGCAACAGTATCAACAGGATAATCTGTACCCAATACAGTAAAACCATTTAAATTTAATCCAATTGTATCTTTTTTAGATTCAACATCACTTAAATATTTTTTCCAGTATTCTATTTGTGTAGTGGTCATAGATTGATTTAATTCTGGAACATTATAATCATACTCTTCACCACTATAATCTTTTATCAAAGATTCAAATTCTGGTTGAGGAACTTGTCCTGTTTGTGCAGCAGCTCTTACTGATTGACCCTTATTATTTAAAACAATATCCTTTACCTCAGCTTTTGTTTTTTGACCTGCTAATCTTTGTTCTACTAAATATCCTGTTTTATAATCGCTAACTTGAAATTCTGCAAAATATTGAAAAGAATTGCCACCTCTTCCTGTAACAGCACCAAAAGTAATTTCACTTCCATCTGGTATAACATTAAAATATGCCCAAGGATTTTTGGTAAATTCTGCACTAACAACATCTATTTTTCCTGATTCTCCAAATTCATGTATATTAGTTTCTTTAATTGATACTTTTTTATTATCAGTTTTCTTTTTTAATGAAATAGGAATAAGAATCTTATCCTTAAGCAATGATGTTAGATATGTATTAATAACTCCTATAAAAGTCTCTTTACCATAAGGTTCAATATCTTTTTTTAATGATTTAACAAATTTTAAAATTGAAGAACCTTTTCCATTTTTTACCAAATACATATCAGCAGTATTCCAGGTATCTTTTTTATTACCAAATATCTTTTTAGTATCTTTATCAAACATCTCCCATATTTCAGTTAAAACTGTTGTTGTGTTATTATCAACAGCTTTAGCAAACTTAGTGCTATTCACTGCTTTTGTAGGAGCATCCCACCAACCAAATTTATAATCTGTACCACTATAATATTTTGAATTAGCAAATACTTCACCTTGCTCCATAAAAGTATTTTCCCACTTAACACCATCTTTGGATGTTGCTATGTCTGGATATATTTCTTTGAATATTTGACTTAATTTATCTTTATTCTTTTGATCTGACATCTTTTTTGTCAGATAATAATATATCGCCACAACAGAACACTGCTCTTGTTGAGCAGTTTTATCATTCTTTACTTTGACTTCTTGTGATTTTTGTTTATTCTTAATTGCCATTGTAAAGAGTCAACAAATACATTATAACATATTTATTTCTTCAGTCTACATTCCTCTGTCAGCCATGAACTTCTTGAATGCAGGAGAGTTAATTCCTCTTTCTGGATCTCTCATTCTTGCTTCTTTAGATCTCTTATGATAGGGTTTATCAGATTCATCTGGATCTTTATACTTCTCAGGATTTCTCATTGCACGATAGTTTTCTTCAATCTCTGAATCAAACTCAGACCAAAGAAGTTTAGTAACCTCATGCTCAGAGAAAACTCCAGATGCTAGTAGATCTTCTTTCATATGATCTGCTGCCTTATAAACAGGTTCTCCCTTCTTGTTCTTCATACCTTTCTTATAATTCTGGTATGCAGGTGTATTGGCTTTCTTGTCAGCATTAGTGACAATCATTGCTTCTTTTAACTTCTTATCTTTAGCAGCCTTCTTCATTGACTCTTTCTTGTCACCATCTTTATCAAGATCTAGAAAGTCTGGTTTGCCACCTTTAGATGATTTACCATTACCATTCTCTTCTTTATCATCAGTCTTCTTACCTTTCTTTTTGTCTAGGTATGCTTGAAGACCTGCATTAACCTTACCTTCTATAATTTCTAATAAACCAGATTTAACAGTTTTTCTATCTTCTGCAACTAAACTCTGATGTAATCTCTGTTTAGGAAGATCTAAATCAGTGTTATTTGACAATCTAGAAAGTTGTTCCTTCTTATTACGATAGTCAGTATAAGATTCCTTTGCTACTCTGATTGACTTTTCCTTAATTCTATCAAAAGCAGATGCAAATGCCTCAGTTAATCTCTCAATCTTATCTGCTCTAAGTGGTGACTTATCACCAGCAATAGCATCTGATAGAATTGCTTCAATTAATGATTCTGCTGTAGGGACATCTAGATCATGATGAAAAAATACTTTCTCCAATATCTCTTCTGACACTTCATAAAGATCTTGATCATTTAACTGATTCAAGTTCATCTTACTGAAAGCATCTCTAGACTCTTCTAAATTCTTCTTAATTTCAGGGTTGTATATTGCAGCGTAAGCATTATACACATGTCTCATATCTGACATTGCACTACGATGTTAGTTTATCTTTATATATTTATAAATCGCCTTCTCTCCTATTCTCAGATTTATGTACATCAAACTCTCCACCAGGATATCTTGCCTTGAGTTTATCTACATTCATCTCAATAATTTCATCAAATGTAGTGTCAAGTGCCATACAAGCTTGAGCAAGATACCAACAAATATCTCCTAGTTCTCTCTTCATATGGAAAATATTGTCCTCATTGTATGGTTTACCTTGTAGTAATATCTTCTTTACTACCTCAGTAAACTCACCAGACTCAGCAGTGAGACCAAGTGCAGCAGTCAATAAATGAGGAATGTCTGCTCCATTTTCAACAAGTTCATCTATTCTTGCTTGTAGAATAGCAGAGTCTTGACTAGGCATACTGGTTACACCAGCAACAAAGTCAAGGTATTTTTTAGTGTCAACAGTCATTAGGTAAGATTGAATGAAATAATAGTGCGATATTTGTCACTAAAGTGAGGAGGAGCCATGTGATATAGGCTAGATGGGAAGATTACAAGATCTCCTTCTACAACATTTTCAACAGAACACATATCTCTGTTACCAGTATGAGGCATCCAAGGTTGCATGAATTCAGTGGCACGATGTTCCTCTGGATCTAGTTCAGCATAGAATACGCCTGCAAGACCCTGTGGTCCATGATCATGAGGAGGGTGATAATCTCCTTTAGAATATCTCTGTGTCCAACATTTACTCACTTCATTAAACTTAAAATCAGATTGAACCAAGAATAATCTGAGATATGGTGAGATCATTGACAAAAATTTCAGTTCATAATCTATGTAATCTGTGCAAGATCTAAGATCTATGCCATGACTTGCCATGTCATAACAATCAAGAGACTCTCCTCCTTGAAGATAATAATCAGTCCAAGTCATTTCATGCGGATCATCATCTAGATTTTCTCTTGCCTCAGGATTTTTCCTTTGGTTAATATCATCCCAAGGAACTAGAGAGAGAATCTTATCTTTTACAGTAGGCCACTCTTTAATGTGAATCTTGTATACATCAAGTGACCATAGCGTAATTTCTTTTGCAATCTTCATTAATAGGTGTATCCAGCAACAAATAGTTTTTCATCAGAAGATGGTTGTGATCCAAGAACATATAATCCTTTAGATGCTTCAGAGTTTGCTTGTGCTCTAGCAATTAATGCCTTCTGTCCTTTATCTATATTACTACCAGCCCATGCTCTTAAGCAAGAGTGTTGTAATGCTCTACCATATGAGAATGATAGATTCCATGGTTTATCAGCAGCAAGAAGATTCATTTCATTTAGATATAGAGATGCCTCTTCTTCACTTAGACCACCAGATAAGAATACAATGCCAGGTACAGCAGCAGGTACTGATCTTAGTAATGTAGTTACTGTTGCTAGTGCAACATTTTTAGGATCAGACTTACTTTCATTATCAGCACCAGGAACTGTCATAGATGGTTTTAGAAGTGTTCCTTCTAAATACACACCATTTTGTTGACAAGCAAAATATACTTCCTTAATTATTTTTTCTTGTATCTCACAAGTAGTTAAAATATCATGATCCCCATCCATTAAAATTTCTGGTTCAATAATTGGAACTAAACCTGCTTCTTGAACTGATCTAGCATATCTTGCAAGACCCCATGCATTTTCTCTAATAGCAAGATCAGAAGGTCCATCTGCTGTAATTTGTAAAACTGCTCTCCACTTTGCAAATCTTGCACCTCTTGCATAGTAGTCACTTGCTCTTTCTGTTAGACCATCTAATCCAGAACAATATGTCTCATGCTCTAATCCACCAACTAATGGTTTCAATCCTTTATCTACCTTGATACCTGGTACTATTCCTTGCTTTTCTAATTTTGCAACCATGCTTTCACCATCAGCATGATCTTGGAATAATGTTTCCTCAAATAAAATGGCACCACTAATATAGTTTCCAAGTCCTTCTGTAGTGAACAACATACCTCTGTATGCTTGACGATTCTCCTCTGTATTTTCTACTCCAATGCTAGCTAATCTTTTTCCACATGTGTTTGTAGATTCATCAACTGCAAGTATACCCTTACCAGGTGTTGCCAATTTACGTGCAGTTTCTCTCAGTGTTTCTTTATAGTATGAAAGTGCCATGTCTATTTCTTAATTTTTTCTTTATTATTTAGAATTTAAAGTCAGCAAATGTTGACTTTGATTTTAACTTTTCATCTTTAGTATACTCTTCTTCTTGGTTAGTGTCAATCAGATCATTCTGAGCACTCTGTTCACAATCATATAATCTCATCTTTGATCTATCAATTCCTATTACAAATCTCTTGTAGATTGTAGGATCATTATATCTGTTCTTTAATTGCTTTACTAATATTTGATTCAGACCTTCTAGTTCTTCCGTGGAAATAAGGGCAAACATAAGGTCAGCAGTAGCAGGTAAGCCAAAGGACTCACTTGTGTCAGTAAGCTCAACGTCACTGCTACCATAACCAGAACGAGTAGTTTGAGTAGCTGAGACAATGGGGACGTTGGTTTCAACTGCCAATCCTCTAAGTTCTTCAGCAATCGCTTTGATATACGAGTAAGAATTGACATTGGCATTTGCTCTGTATCTAGATGAGGCGCAGATATTAAGATAATCTACAAATATTATATCAGGTTTGAAAGATTTTTTCAATGACAATTCAGTTAGCAATGCTTTAAAATGTCCACTATGTGCTGATGCAGTTGGGTATTCTTTGATTACTAAACTACCCATTGTTTTCTTGGTAATATTGTTTACCTTTGTAGAGAACATGGGTTTAGGTAAATCTACAATATCTTGTATTCCAACATTTAATAAGTTTGCATCTATTCTTTCTGCTATCTTCTCCTCTGCCATCTCCATGGTAATGTAAAGTACATTCTTATCCTGGAGTAAACA